GGTTACCACTGCCCACTTTATACATCAAAGCGCCACGAGCCGTAATAGTAGACGTACTCCAAGTAGCATTGCCAAAGTCTAAAAACGCCGTAGTACCTGTAGATGTAGGTACTTGCGTTATCGTTAGCGCCTCGCCGCCCGCCGTGTAGTTTGTGCCCGTAACTTCATTAGAAGTACTATACGCAGTAGTGGTTGCCCCTAATGTAGCGGAGTTAGTGTACAAGGCAATTTTAAATGACTGCGAAGTACCTGAACTAAAATCAAAGTCCCCACCGAGAATTGCAACTTTAAATGATGTAGCCATAGCTTGTGAAATAGCCATTTGTGTTTCCTCTTTAAATTAACGCGGTTCTATTCTAAGTTGACCAGAGCGATACATATCTTCCCGCATCTTCCCGTCGCCTAAGTTCTTTAATAACGACATAGCATCTATATACATCTGTTGGTATAACGCAACCATCTCAGCGTCGCCTTTCATAAAGCGTATTGCTTGAACCAGCGCACCGTTAAGTAGTGCCGTATCAAACTCAGTTCCAAGCCACGTAGTACCCGCAGTTACAATAGTCTGTGGGTAATAGCCGTAGTGTAATTCAACAGAATAAGCAATATCTGGCGTTGGCCCTACAATAAACGCTGTATCGTCAAATAACCCATAATGTTTGGGTTTAGCAACACTGGTGGGGTTTGGATACGCCTCACGCATGAAGTTAACGTCTTTGTTCAGTAAGTACGTGTAGTTTCCCGCAGCGTCTATAACTGCCAAAGAGAACGGATACAGAAAATCTACTGGAAATATTAAATACGGATCAGCAACCGACAAAAACCCTGTTTGGTTTCGACGCAGTGCAGGTATCTGCACAGAGTTATATATGCCCTGTTCTGCCTGTTCAGTAAACATAGCAAGCTGCGCGTCCGTAAACGTCTGCTCACAGATGTCTTGAATATTCGCTTTAAGCTCGGTGTAATTCACCAGCTAACCCTCTAGGCCATTGGTCCACGAGCAAGAAGCCCTTTAGTAGCAGCACCTGTGCCGCGTACTTTAATACCACTAGTCTTTAAATTAGCCGGTGGCGCATCAAGACCGTTAAGATCAACTGTATACACCGTAGGCGTATCAGGAAAATCAATTATCTTAGGTGTCTTTACTTTTGATCTAGCTTTGTTTTTCATACTTTACCCCTTACGGTGTATTGGCTTGACCGCCCATCCCTGAGTGGTTTGTGCAGTAATAATATAAAGTAGGTGCTCCGCTTGCCACAGTTATCTGCGTGTATGCTCCAGCATTGCCCGGTGTTCCGATAGTAGTTACTCCAGTAGTGTACTCACTACCTCCGCCGTGTGTTCCGTCCGACGTTGTAGAAAACCTCAACGGATGGCTGCTATTGCTACCGTTACTTTGGTCTAATCTGTATGTGCTGCCTTCGCTCAAAGTTAACGTAGCTTGCAGCACACTATCTACGTAATATCTGTTCCCTGCACCCGGATTAGCTACCGTTATAGCAAAGGTAGTAAAAGCAGGTACTGTTACTGTTACTGATCCTGCTGAAGCTGTAGCTGTTAAACTTGAAACATTAACATTTACACTCCCCGGCGATGTTCCGCTAGTCAATAATACCGTGACTTGGCCTACGGCACCGACGGCTTCCAAAGTGTCTGGTGTAAGTCCAAAGGGGTCGTCTAACCCTACTGGGTTCCACCCCCACTGAATGTTAATACTACTAAAATCCCCCGCTGGTACTATACTCTGATCGGGTCGCGGGTTCCTTATAGCTTGCGGGTCGTCCACTGGGAACGTACCTAGCATGAGCTGTGGTTGAGATGGCCCCCAACACTCAGGACAAGCTTTTATCTGAGTCTCTGTATTCTTAACTACTAAATTCTTTAGCTGCTTTAGCCTGTACTCAAAGCCGCACACATCGCACATGGCGAGTGCTCTTTTATTTGAGGCGAACCTGTTGCTCATGGGTTAACCCTAGTAGTTGCTCAGTCTTGGTACAAGACGTATTGTCGCTTTCTCTCTGTCTTCACCTGCCGCTAGCTCAAACTGACGCTCATATTCAGCCTGTAACATAGGAATTCTAGTCACAAGGTCAGGGTCTTTCGAGGCTATATAGTACGCCAACCCTGCAACTAAGCACGGTAAGAAGCGGAAAGTAACGTCAGGGGTCTCAGCGCCCGCGCCTGCGTTTTCAATCCGACGCATACGCCAGTACCGCAGTACATAGAAAGGAGCTACAGCGGTGCCCTGATTCGGCACAGGCCATATATTGACAACTGGAGCATCTCTTAAACGCTCTACATTGATCTGTATAGGACGGCCTTGAGTCAACTTGTTCGGAATACTGGCATAAGTAGGCATACTAATACGCGAGATGGTTAAGTCTGATTGCGTGTTAGCGTTGCCTTGGTTAGTCCGTATTACTTGCTCTAACAAGTCTATGGTAGCGGCGGGAAGCGGATATGCAGATTGTCCTTGGACGAGGTTAATAAACCCCTCCTCAATCGTCCACATGTTAATACCACGATTCTGCCACTCAATAGTCAGCAGATTCATAGAACGCCGAGCAGTTCGCAGGTCATAACCGGAGCGCATTTCACGGCCAGCACGTTCCCATGCCTCTTCCGCGATTTCCGTAAACTCCATGTTAAAATCTGCAACGCCCGTAGTCGCCATTATTTTTTCCTTTTAAGCGATGCTACTCGCTTGGGTTTGCCCGCCGGTTGCCCTAAGCGTTTCTTTTGCGCTATGCGAGACTTCTTCTCTGCCGCCGTCATCTCACCAGAAGTCTTAGGCGTTTTACTAGAGACCTTTTTAGTGGGCCTACAGTACGGAGTTCCCCGCTTTTCACCTTTTTTACGCCCGCATTTCTTACCTGTTTTAACGTCTTTCCAGTCTTCTTTGAACCAACGCTTTAAAGCTGCGCCTTTGGCAGTTTTACGAACGGCCACTGGCTTTCTTCTTTCGGCATTTAGCTATAGCGCCGGAGGCATAGGCAGAAGGGAAGACTTTATAAGATGCCTTCACTTTGCGGTAACAGGCATCTTTAACCGTACCGCCCTTCTTAAACGCAATAGGCTTCATCTTGCCCATACCCCGACACTTCAACATTATTTAAACCATACCGCCGCGTGTAAATCCTTTTGTTAATATAGGACCATCGCCACGGTTTCCACCTTTTTTAACCTTGCCGCCCATGTTGTAGCTTGATTCTTGGTTACGCAAGTAACTACGCTCACCGTCTATACGCCTTCTTTCAGCGTCTGTGTTACTGCCGCTTCTATTTCTGATGCGGTAGTCCTCGTCGGAAAGATTGCGTAATTCTTTTTTATCATGGGCCATAACTCCGCCCATGTTGTACTTCTTAACTTTTTTATCAGCCTTCATATAGTCTGCTCCTACGTTTTGCGGGATGCCCGCTTTCTTGGCGAACTTAGGGTTGTTTGCCACTGCCGCCATTAACTTGTGTTGTGCTTTGCTTTTGCTCGGCATTACCACTTAACCTTGTCAGCCCAGTAGGCTGCGCTCATTTTGCCTTTGGCGATGTTCTTGCCGTGACGAGACTTAAACGACTTACGTTTGGCCTTCATCTTGGCAGATTCACCTGCCTTGGGCTTACCAGCAGTGCTAGCGCCTTGTTCGCCAAAACGAATAATTTTCTCTTTACCACCTGCACACGCCTTAACTACGTGAGACTTCTTAGGGTGGCTAGAGGTTCGTTTCGGCTTATTACAAGCCATAGCCTTTTTGTTTAACTGCTTAGCCATAAGTTTTAGTGACCGTAAGGATGAACGTGTACGTGTCACCCGGTGCTAGAGGGGTTGCCGCATTAGCCTGTGAAAGCGCCACGATGTCCCCGTTCTTACCACTCCCAGAGTTATTGGGTATACCAAAATCAGAGAAGTCGTACTGCTCAGTCCAGTTCCTAGGGAAATCGAAGATAAGTACGTTAGTAGTTGCATTCCACTGTAGTTCTACATCCACACCTACACTGGCAAAAGTCACTTTTTGAAGAGTAACTTCTGTGCAAGCTCGCTTAGTAATGGGATCAACCGCTAATGCAGAAACGTCTACCAAGGTAACTTCCTGTGGCGGCGGAGGCGATCCGGCCCCAATAACCACAGTTGTCTTTATAATAGCCGTGCGACCACCATCTTGGATGGTCTGTGTTACCGCTGTATCAGCCATAAATTACTCCTTAAAGTAAGTAGTTTACTGGCTAAGTCGCTTTAGTTGCTTTAGCTGCTTTCTTTTCAGGAGCTTTAGCTACTTTTACAGGAGCTTCTGCTCCACCTACGGGGATTCCAAATATTTTATCAGACATAATAGTCTCCTAAGTCTTTGATTAAATTAAACTTTAGCTAAAAGGGGTTACAGTTGTACCAGAGCCTACGCCTACCATTTCGACAAACCATCTGTCTTGGGCCACTGAAGTGAACGTGACAACCGTGTCAACTATTCCACCCTTTGTAGTTCCGTTTAATGTGACCTTTACATCAGTGAAATTAGCATTGGTAGTGAAGCCTGTAACCGCACCTGCCGCGCCCATAATTAGAGCTGTGCCAGTAAGTTTATCGTCACCTTGGCAGCTAATAACAAGGTCATTGGCTAGAGTGTTGCCTAAAAATATTTTAATCACCGCGCCAAAGTTATTGTCTTGATTGGGGTCTGTAGCGTCGGTTGGAGTTGCGTCTTTAACAAGTGGAAGAGTTAAAGTGCTTGCTCCGCCCGCAAGGTCAAAGCCTGTTATGTTTAGTTTGCCTGAATTACCAACAACAGTTACGCCTGTAACATTGTTAGTAACAGGTTCAACAGTCAAAGTTTGACCGGCAACTAGGGTAACTTGGTTTTTAACACCCGCGCTGATAAATCCAGCTAACGAGCGGACGGGACCGGAAAATGTGGTTCTAGCCATTTTGATATTCCTCACATGCGAGTGATGGGGTGCTCTGTCTGCATGTCGTCAGCCGGGACTGTCAGAAGCACCGGATGATTCCCGGTAAGTGCTCAGTATATACCACTTTTTTAGAAACCGTACAAATAAAAAAAGCCCGTCGGTTAGGGCGGGCTAAGTCTCTAGGGGGAAATACACCTCAATGTTGCACTAAATTCAAGACAAAAGAAAGGGGGCCGAAGCCCCCAATCTAAATACCTTTTGCTTATTAAGCGCCGGGTGAGCCGAAGATGCCCAGTGGATCAGATACGCCGAAGCTGTATCTTTCACGAGCCTTATAGCGGCTGTTGCCTGTGTCAAAGTCTGCATCCATGCTAGTTTGCATAGGAGTACGAACAAAGTGCTTCAGGCCGTTAGGTACGTCAGTCATCAAGAACCATGCGTTAGCGTCGGTCAAATAATGATTAACTGTATAACCGCCCGGAATTGCACTGTTAGACTTGATAGCGTTAATGTCGTTATCCGCTGTAGCCACACGAAGCTCAGTATCCAACAAGCGAGTAGCAACGAATTGCAGCGCAGGTGGGATAACAAGAGTAGTAGGCTGAGAAGCGATTAACAAACCACGCTCGTCAGTCCAACCAGCGATCTGAATAATAGCGGCTTCTAAAGAAGTCTCATTCAAATCTGTGCCGATTGTAGGACGGTTAGAGTTTACGCCGCCAGATACGAGAGGGTGAGCAGTTGAACAGAGAGTCTGTCCGTCACCATACGTAGTACCTGCTGCAAAGGCGTTGTTTAAGATTGTGGCACCTTTAACTTGCTTAGTGTAAGCCATAGCGCGGGCAAGAGCCTTCGTATAGCGTGCAGAAAGTGAGCCGTAAAGGTTATCTTCAATAGCTTCCTCAGTAATAGAGAAACCCATTGCGATAGTCTCGTTTGTATAACGAGCCGTCCACGCTTCTTGTGCATTGTCATACTCGATAGCAGAACCTTCACCTTTAACAGGTGCGGCGCTAAAGCCTGACAACTTAACTTCTTCCTCGAACGAACGATCAGAAGACTCAGATTCGAAAATCTCAGCAGCTTCGTCACCATACTTCGCGTATTCGAGACCAAATAGGGCGTTTAGACCCGGTAATAGCTCCTTGAGGAGTTGCGCTCTTGAAATAGCCATTTGCTAGTCTCCTATACGCCGGTTGTGTTGGTGTACTGATGCAAGTTGATCTTAACGATCAGCTCAACAAAAGTATCAGCAGCAGTGGAAGTTTCAGCAACAGTAGCTATAACACGGATAGGTAAACCGGCTGTGTTAGCCTCCGAACCCGCTAGTACTGATATACCAGAGTTGCCTGTAATAGCATCTCCAGCGCCCTGTATAATAGACATGTTAGAGCCAACCGCAGCTTGTGCCGCAGAAGACATAACACTTCCATTTGTAGTAACAGCAACTTTAAGGGCTGCCATTGGATCGTCTACTACAATAGCAAAAGCTTGTGAAACGCTAGTGCCGGGGTAGTACTGAGCCGGTGTGAACTGGTCCAGTGAATTGACGTACTGAACGCCCATAAAAACGCCTACAGGGGAACCAGTAGTGGTGCCTGTAAACTTCTCGATTGTACCCGCCGCCACGACTGAAACTAAATCGCCTGCATAGATAGCTACATTGTAGGTGCTCGCAATAGGAATAAGGCGAGTGGCACCTGCATAAGGCATACCATCTATACGGTTGATTGGCTCAAAGCCGTAGGGAGCGTTGACTGTTGGATAAGCCATTTTAAACTCCTAAAAGTTAATTGCCTTTGCCGAATGTCACCTTCGTCTTCCTATCGTTAAATAGGGGCATACGAGGGTCGTTTTCGCGCATAAGGCTGTTGTCAACAGAGTGGATTTGCGAAGCTGCCTGATTGTTATAATAGGCATTACGTTCGTCCACCATTTCAGTAGGAGCTTTGCACAACATCAGTCCACCTTGAATGATATTATCCTTGAAACGACCATCGGTCACTTCATCAGGAAGTATCTCAGGGTGAGCATCTGCACGTACTGGCTCCCAACCTTCTCTTAATTTTGAGGAAACATTGCCTGTATCGGCCTGACCCATAGTACTAATACGAACCCAGTGGTAAACATATCCGTCTTCTGGCGTAGGGTTAGGCAAAGTTTCTGGCCGCACCCACGCTTTCTTACGTACATCTTTTTCACGAGTATTTAGTTCTCTGCTCAGTTTGTTATCAGCCATTATTTGTTCCTCATTAATTCAGCAGCCTGTTTGGCGTAGTCTTCCAGTGAAATACCAAGTCTTTTTGCAATAGCAACTTGTGATTGGTTAAGTGTCACCTTCTTCGGTGACGTGCTCCGCGTAGCGGGTGCAACCACATTGCTAGATTTTCTTTTAGTGCTTTCCGGTTCCTCATCAAACTGATCCGGGAATACTTGTCGCATACGAGCATTAATCTTCTCGTAGTAAGTATTTGATTGAGGGTCTACTCCCTCTTTTTTAAGTTTGGAGTCTAAACCTAGCGCAAACGCCGTCATTTCGTCGTCTGCTCCAAACCAAGAATTTTCTTCCGCCCAAGATACTGCTTGTTCGTCACGAACTTCTTGAGTTTCAATAGGTTGTTGAGGTACTTGTACAGGAGTCTCTTCCTGCTGTAAAGGCGCAGGCTTAAAGTTTGCTACCTTATCTGCGCGTATTTTAGCGGTTGTAAGGGCTTCTTGCGCGTCTATTAACGCATCTGGGTCACCTTCCTCATACGCTTCTTTATACTGGCGCTTAGCGTTCACCATTTCCGCAGCTACAGTATGTTTAGCTTGGTTGAGTAACGTCTCCTGATTCTTATCAACAGTACCTTTGAGCTTGTTATTCTCTGCAACCAACTGCTTAGCGTAGCTTTCCAGTTCGTTACGTTCTCT